CGTGATGCGCTCACCACTGAAGTTCCACTTCTCGCGCGTGAAATACTCGAGAGCAATGTCCAAGACGAAATTAAGCACGACAGGGCTTTGGGTTATGTCGCCGATGCTTGGGGCGTTGATCCGAAAGCTGAGCGGGAAGCCCTCGCACTGCGTGATGCGTGGACAGAACATCCTGATCACACTCTCCTTAAAGCCATGGTTGCTGAGCGTGCAATCTTTTTCGTCCTACTACCCTTCATGCGGTTTGCTGGTGACGCAGGGATGCGAACCGTCAGCGCTGACATTAGTAGAGACGAGCAAGTTCACGTCGCAACAAATAGCTTGGTTTGTAGAGAGCTTGGGCTGGAAGCTTCGCCGTCTTTGGATAAACTCCGTAAGGCAACTATTGCCTGGGTCATGCAACCACTAGGCAAGAGTGCTGATAAATATCTGGACAAAAAATTTTGGCTTGATTCTAGTGATCGGCTGATGTATGAGGGTAAGGCGCCTGAACTTTCTGAGACACAGAGAGCTAGAATGCCTGCCTTTTTTGAGCACGCTAATCAAAACCTCCCACAATATGCTTAACTTTCTAACACCTGAAAAGCTGTTGGCAGAGTTGGAAGATAAATTTCCACCACCATTTACTGGACCAGAAGATACCATCACCCACATTATGTTCCGCGCTGGTCAGCAGAGCATCGTTGATTGGATTAAACAAAGACTTCAAGAGGAGTAATTAAATGAGTTTTGCTAACCAGGTAAGGCAATACATGCGCCAGGGCTACGACCAAAACCAAGCCACCTCACTAGCTATGGGAATGCCTGCTGATGGTCCCCAAAAACCACCGGAACCGCCTAAGCCAAAGCCTTTACCTAAAGCACCTGTCCAAGCTAAAGCAACTCAAGCTTCAGTTGGCCAAGGTGTTCGTCAAAACAAACGCGCTAAGCGACGGACAAGGCTTTCTGATCTACGCATCAGTCGTCAACCAGCTGCACAAGTAGCCAACGCTAACTATGCAGGAGGCAGTGGCCTCAACATTGGAGGATATTAATGTCAGCTAAAAGTAGGTACGATGCACTAAGCAGTGGCCGCACATCGTTTCTACACATAGCTGTTCAATGCTCTGAGCTTACTCTTCCTTACCTCATCCAACGTGATGAGATGAGGAGTTCCCACAAAACCCTTACACAACCTTGGCAATCCGTAGGATCTAAGGCGGTAGTTACTCTTGCATCTAAGTTGATGCTCGCTCTGCTACCACCTCAGACTACGTTTTTTAAGTTACAGATTGCAGATGAAAAGCTTGGGACTGAAATCCCTGCTGAGATTCGCTCTGAACTTGATCTTAGTTTTGCCAAACTTGAGCGTATGGTGATGGATTCTATCGCTGCTTCTAGCGATCGTGTCACTGTGCACCAAGCCATTAAACATCTTGTTGTTGGTGGTAATGCTCTTCTGTATATGGGTAAGGATGGGATTAAGCACTACCCATTGAACCGCTACGTTGTAGAACGAGATGGTAACGGCAACGTAATTGAGATCGTAACCAAAGAACTTATTAACAAAGAACTTCTGCCAGTTGATATTGTCAAGGATCCTCTCATGGTTAATGAGAGTACCACGGCAACTAACGACTGCGAAGTTTATACACACGTAAAACTACAGAACAACCGTTGGCTTTGGCACCAAGAGGTGTACGACCAAAAGATTCCTGGTACTGAAGGTAAGGCACCTAAGGAAACATCACCTTGGCTCGTGCTGAGATTCAATACAGTTGACGGTGAGAACTACGGTCGCGGCCGAGTTGAAGAATTCATTGGTGATCTGAAGTCACTTGAAGCACTCTCTCAGGCCATCACAGAAGGCTCTGCAGCAGCTGCAAAAGTAATCTTCCTTGTCTCACCATCATCGACAACTAAACCACAGACTCTGAGCAAAGCAGGCAACGGTGCCATCATTCAGGGACGACCAGATGATGTTGGTGTAGTGCAAGTTGGTAAGACTGCTGACTTTGCAACAGCCCTACAACAGATGCAAACGCTTGAGCGTCGCATCTCTGAGGCATTCCTTGTGTTGACTGTACGTCAAAGCGAACGGACAACTGCAGAGGAAGTACGTCTTACTCAACTTGAACTGGAGCAACAGCTTGGCGGACTATTCAGTCTACTGACTGTTGAATTCCTTGTCCCATATCTAAACCGTAAGCTGTTGACAATGCAGCGTAGTGGTGAGCTACCTAGGTATCCAAAGAACCTTGTCAAGCCAACCATCGTTGCTGGCATCAATGCACTTGGTAGGGGTCAGGATCGTGAGTCCTTGACTAACTTCATCATGACTATTTCTCAGACCATTGGACCTGAAGGCATGATGCAACACCTCAATGCAGATGAGTTCATCAAACGTCTAGCAGCTGCACAAGGTATCGATGTACTGAACCTTGTGAAGTCTATGGATGAGCAGCAAGAGGAACAACAAGCTGCAATGCAGCAGCAACAAGAGATGGAGATGACTAAGCAAGCTGCAGCTATGCAGTCTGCACCTATCAATGACCCATCTAAAAACCCTGCACTAGCTGCTGAGCTAGAGCAACAACAACCACCTATTGAATAATGGCAGAAATTCTTACATCTGATAACAGCTTACCCACTGAAGTGATCGATTCCCAGGCGGAAGATATTGCTGATTCTTTAAGGGTAGGTGAGGAGCTAGAAGCCGCTCATCAACAGCGACTAGCTGGTAAATATAAAAATACTGAAGAACTAGAAGCTGCTTATTTAGAGCTTCAAAAGAAACTAGGCAGCCAAGAAGAACAAGATGTGCAAGCAGAGCCTGAAGAAACTTCTGAAACAGCTTGGCTGGAAGAAGCCTACCGATCAATCAACGAAAGCGGAGAGCTGTCAGAAGCAGTAACTAAACAGCTTTCAGAAATGAGTGGTGTTGATGTCTTCAAAGCAATGCAAGGCAACATGCCTGCACAAGAGAATCGTGATTTAAATCAAGGTGAGGTTGACTCTATCTATAAGTCTGTTGGCGGTGAAGAAGCCTACAGTCAAATGATCTCTTGGGCTCAAGATAATTTCAGTGAAGCTCAGGTAAATGCATTTGACCAGATCATCGACGGAGGAAACATGGAGCAAATCAACCTAGCTATTAAAGGTTTGAACTCTGCCTATACAGATGCTGTAGGAAGCGAAGGTAACTTGATCCAAGGTAAACCAGCTTCAGCACAAGCACAATTCAGAAGCCAACAAGAACTTATCCAAGCAATGAATGATCCCCGGTACGACGATGATCCAGCGTACCGGCAAGATGTTATTAACAAATTGGATCGTTCAAATATTTCTTTCTAATGAACGACACACAAATCTGGCCTACTGAACCACGTATGTACATCGACGAAAACTCCATCCCTCATAACGAACGCGCCGAGCGTCTCAATGGCAGGCTTGCCATGCTCGGCGTGATTGCTGCGATCGGATCGTACGCAGTAACTGGACAGCTTATCCCAGGAATCTGGTAATGAGTCTTTACGAAAACATTAACAAGCGCAAGAAGGCTGGTACTTCTCGCTCTAAAAAAAACTCTACTGTTAGCTCTAAATCCTATTCAGATATGAAGAAGGGTTTCCCGAACAGCAAAAAGAAAAAACTAAAAATCAAGTAATTAAATGGCAGCTACTATCGCACTACAACGTTCCAAGAATCCTTGGGACAAATATGTTGAGTGGGTTAGCAGCACTGAGAACCGGCTTTATGTAGGACACTTCGGTGTCCTCATGATTCCTTGTCTACTGGTTGCTACCACTTGCTTTCTTGTTGCATTCATTGCAGCACCACCTGTTGATATTGATGGCATCCGGGAGCCGGTTGCTGGATCACTTCTCTATGGAAACAACATTATCTCTGGAGCAGTCGTACCCAGCTCCAACGCAATCGGACTACATCTCTATTCCATCTGGGAAGCAGCCAGTCTCGACGAATGGCTCTACAACGGAGGACCATACCAACTTGTGGTCTTCCACTTTCTCATTGGTGTCTTCGCTTACATGGGACGCGAATGGGAACTTAGTTATCGACTCGGAATGAGGCCCTGGATTTTTGTTGCATACTCCGCTCCTGTTGCTGCGGCTACAGCCGTATTCCTGGTGTACCCCTTCGGTCAGGGATCGTTCAGTGACGGTATGCCACTTGGTATTTCAGGTACCTTCAACTATATGCTCGTCTTCCAAGCAGAACACAACATCCTTATGCACCCCTTCCACATGTTGGGAGTGGCTGGTGTCTTTGGTGGTTCTCTGTTCTCTGCTATGCACGGTTCTCTTGTTACCAGTTCTTTGGTGCGTGAGACAACTGAAGATGTATCTCAAAACTATGGTTACAAGTTTGGTCAAGAGGAAGAGACCTACAACATCGTTGCCGCACACGGTTACTTCGGACGTTTGATCTTCCAATATGCATCTTTTAATAACTCACGTAGCCTTCACTTTTTCTTGGCTGCTTGGCCTGTGGTGGGTATCTGGTTTACCGCACTCGGCGTGAGCACGATGGCCTTCAACCTGAACGGCTTTAACTTTAACCAATCTATCCAGGCGTCTGATGGCAGAGTCATCAACACCTGGGCTGACATCCTGAACCGAGCTGGTCTCGGTATGGAAGTCATGCATGAGCGTAATGCTCACAACTTTCCACTCGATTTGGCTGCAGCAGAAAGCGCACCTGTCGCACTGACTGCACCTGCAATCGGCTAATACAAACACTTAACTTTAATGATCAACAAAATCGCTCTTTCCACCCTCGCGGTGACCTCTTTTGCTGCACCTGCTTTTGCTGGTGTTTATGTAAACCTGGAAGCTTCTTCTAGCTATGCAGGTACTGACTACTCCAAGACTTCTACCGACATGTTTGTGGGTTATGAAGACTCTGTGGGTACTCTTGATTACTTCATTGAAGGTGGTCCTAGTGTGACCACTGTTGATGGTGGTGAGTCTGACACTGTCCCCGCCGGTAAGGTTGGCTTCAGTGTGAAAGCAAACGATCACCTCAAAGTTTATGGCGAACTGTCTGCCAGCTTTAACGAAGGTACCAATGACTATGGCACCAAAGCTGGTGTGAAATATTCCTTCTAAGTAACGTACGTTCATCCCTTCGGGGACGCATAACATTCACACCATGGAACGGGGGTGTGATACTTCATGGAGATCATCATGCCTAATGTTGAACTACAGGCTCGCGTCAAAGAGCAAGCGGCTGCCGTTAAGGAAGCCAAGCTGAAGTATCGCGGCGTTACCTATCTAAAAACTAAGCACGCATAATGGCACAACAGACTAAGCAAGGTGCAAAGGCTAAGCCTGCACCACTTACTCCTCAGCCGACTCCAAAAGAGAAGGCGACCGACGAGCGTCATAACCACGCTACTGATTAATTAAATAGTTGGGAGAGCACCTCAGAGTCGGACTCTCCCTTCATTGGCATCGGCCCGTACGCGGACACCCTTTGCCGTCTAGACGGTGGGATAGACCACAAAAATTTCAAACAAAATTCTGATCGATCAGAGGGTAACTAACATTTTATTCTCTACTAATGGCACATCAATCATCTGATATGGCCGCTGATGTCAAGTTTCTTGGCTCCGCTAATGGTGTTGAAAGCACTACGGCGGAAAGGCGTGCTTTGTATCTGAAGCTCTTCTCTGGTGAGATGTTTAAGGGCTTCCAAAATAACACGATCGCTCGTGATCTTGTTATGAAGCGTACCCTGAAGAACGGCAAGTCTTTGCAGTTCATCTACACGGGTCGCACCACCAGTGAGTTCCATACTCCTGGCAACAGCATTCTGGGTAATGACCAGAAGGCACCTCCTGTGGCTGAGAAGACCATCACCTGCGATGATCTCCTTATCTCCAGTGCTTTCGTCTATGAATTGGACGAAGTTCTGAGCCACTACGACCTGCGCTCTGAGATCTCCCGCAAGATTGGCTACGCCCTTGCTGAGAAGTACGACCGCTACATCTTCCGTTCCATCTTGCGTGGTGCACGGAAGGCATCTCCTGTCTCCATGAGTTCCTTTGAGGAGCCGGGTGGTACCCAGATCCAAGTCGGTTCTGGTAGTGGTGCTGCTGCTGACGCCTATGACGCAGCTAAGCTGGTTACCGCTTTCTATGACGCTGCTGCTGCTCTCGACGAAAAGGGTGTCAGCCAAGACGGACGTGTGGGTGTTCTCTCCCCACGCCAGTACTACTCGTTGATCCAGCAGGTCGGTGATAACGGTTTGGTCAACCGCGATGAGCAGGGTACTTCTCGTCAGCGTGGTAACGGCATCATTGAGATTGCCGGTATCAAGATCTACAAGTCCATGAACATTCCGTTCCATGGCAAGTACGGTGTGAACTACACCAGTGCTGGTAAGACTGTTGGCAACACCGGTGACTTTGTTGAAGCTGCTCTTGAAGACGCTTCTGACGCTACTACTGGCATCAACAACGATTACGGTACCGCTGCTGAAGTTGCATCTACTTCCTGCGGCCTGATCTTCCAGAAGGAAGCTGCTGCTTGTGTTGAAGCAATCGCTCCACAAGTGCAAGTTACTTCTGGTGACGTGAGCGTGATCTATCAGGGTGACGTTATCCTTGGCCGTCTGGCTATGGGTGCTGATTACCTGAATCCCGCTGCTGCTGTTGAACTGCACACCACGAACTCCGCTGGTTCTGCATTCTGATTTTTATACATGGGGACTCTTCGGAGTCCCTTTTTTTTATCTATACGATATGAGCTTTCCTACATATGCTGTGTCCACCGAACTGGATGCTGTAAATCAAATACTTAGCAGTGTGGGACAGGCTCCTGTCACCACCCTCAACCTGCAGAACCCTGAAGTCTCCATTGCACTTAACACAATCCGTGAAGTCAGTAAACAAGTGCAACTTGAAGGCTGGACTTTTAATACTGAACGCGGTTATGAATTAAGCCGTGATGCTGTTACCAATAAGATCAGTTATCCAGCAACTATGTTGGCAATTGATTCTAACTACGAAAAACACCAAGACAAGTACAACCTTGTAAGGCGTAATGGATTTGTCTACTGCTTGTATCACCACACAAATATCTTTGAAGAGAATCTTGTTGTAGATGTTATGTGGAATTTTGACTTCCCTGATCTACCCCCTTCAGCCCAGGCATACATCACCGCTAAAGCTGCACGTATGTGTGCAACAAAAATGGTTGGTGACGCACAACTAAATCAACTACTTGCTGAGCAGGAAGCCACCACAAGAGCTGCTCTTATTGAAAACGAATGTCAACAAGGTGACTACTCAATGTTCGGTCACCCTGACGGACAGAACTATTACACCAGCTATCAACCATATCGAGCACTCTTTAGGCAATGAGCACACTCTCCCAGTCGATTCCAAATTTCTTATCAGGTATATCTCAACAACCGGACAGCCGTAAAAGACCTGGCCAGGTAAGGGATGCTCTCAATGCATTCCCAGACTTTGCTTTGGGTATGCTTAAGCGACCTGGGGGTAAGTTTGTTTCTAAGCTCCATGGTGCTAGTGCATCTGGTAAATGGTTTGAGATTCTTAGAGATGCAGATGAGAAATACATAGCACAATTTGACAACAATCTATTCCGTGTATGGGACTTGACTACTGGTGACACCAAGATGGTTGACATGGGTAGTAACGCAGGTGTTCCCGGTACATGTAATAACACAACGGTAAAGACCAAATCCGATGCACTTAAAACTGCAAAAGATGATGTTGCTACTAAGCTAGGTCTACTGCAAGCAGCCGGAGCTACTTTGGCTCAAGCTATTGCTGCTCAATATAAGACAGAAGAGGAGTTCTTTGAGACTCAATATACATACAAGAATGAAGTAGAAGAAACACTCAAGTCAGGTGTTCTTGAAAATGCTGATGGTGTTTTTCTGGTAAAAGAGAATGGCACAGTTGTCAGTAACACGACATCAATGCCTGCTAATTACATCCTAGGTAATGACAGAACAGATGAAAACCTGCTCTTAGCAAGTAAGGGTTACAAGGTGTACACGCTGTATAAGGAAACTGCAGCCACTAACACACCTGCTTTAGCTGGTTCCACTACTGCTTACAACACAGCAAAGACTAACTACGACACTGCTGTCACTGCCTACAACACCGCTGAAGGTGAGTACGACACAGCTGTTGGTAACTGTGCTATCTCGTCTCCTGCTGGCTATCTCAACGGCGCTACAGCTGATGACATTGAACTACTGACTCTCAACGACACTACGTTTGTTTTAAATAAAAAGAAGACTGTTCAACTTAAAACAGATCTAACACATGCTACTGGTCTCGATGCTAACAGGGCTCACGTTCTAATCAATGTTGTAGCTAACAACACTGCTTATACAGTGACTATCAATGGCACAGATGAGTCATTTACATCACCTAGTTCAGGTGCAACTGCTTCTGCAATTGCCACTGGTCTAGCTACTGAAATCACTGCTGTATCAGGTATCACTGCTACTGCTGTTGGTTCTGGTGTCTACATCACTGGTACCTCAGCATTCACTATCTCTGTTGCGTCTGCTACTAGCACCTTAGCTATGTCTGTCATTACAGACGCTACTGGTGATGCCACACAACTACCTCTCGAAACAAAGGATGGGTATGTAGTGAAGGTTGTGAACTCTGTTGATATTGATATCGATGATATGTATCTGAAGTTTGAAACCGATGGTGGTGAAAACTTCGGACGTGGACAATGGTATGAGGATACAGAGCCTGACATTAAATATAAATTTGATGAGCAGACAATGCCTCACCGTTTGATAAGTCAAGCAAATGGTACGTTTACATTTGAATCAATCAGTTGGGATGATCGGATTGTAGGTGATAACAACACTAATCCTATTCCTAGCTTTGTTGGCTTCCCAATTGACCACCTCTTCTTCTACAGAAACAGACTAGGCTTTCTGTCTGGACAGAATGTTGTTCTCTCTAAAGCGGGAGATCTCTTTGACTTCTGGAATACAACTGCTCAAACTGCTACAGATGATGATCCTATTGATATCTCAGTGGCTGGTAAGAAACCAGTGTTCTTACATTATGTTCAGCCTACCAGTGTTGGACTTGTTCTTTACTCGGCTAATGAACAGTTCTTGTTGACTACTGATTCTGACATTCTTTCACCTAAATCAGCAAAGATAAATACCCTTAGTGCTTATGAGTGTGATCCAAATGTTCCTGCTCAATCGCTAGGTATCTCTCAAGCATTCATCAGTAAGACACCCCTGTATACCCGTCTGTTTGAACTGAATGGTATCTCAGCGGATAACCCACCACTGATGTCTGACATTACTAACTATGTTCCTGAGCTAATCCCTCAAAGCGTCAACAGTATGAAGGCATCACCAGCTTTGTCACTGGTTACCTTGGGTGAGATTGGTAAATCAGATCTCTATCAATACCGGTTCCTCAATCAATCACGTGATCAACGACTTGTTAATTCATGGTATCGGTGGGAGCTATCAGGCACCTTGCTTGAACAGTTCTTTGATTCAAGTACCTTGTATGCCGTAGTTAAGAATGGCACTGATGTATATGTCCAGTCATTTGATGTAACCCAATCTAACGAGCAAGGTTTTCTTACCCTGCCTACTGGAGAAAAGACTGATGTATGCCTAGATTTATTCAGTGTCAACCCGCTGCGTACATACGATTCAGGTACAGATAAGACACGGATCTTCCTCCCATTCGATAACGTCAGTGGTAGGACATTTACTGTTGTAGCTCTTGGTAACTACATCGGTGGTTCGACTGCTTTGTCAACTGCCTCTACTGGTGCTGTCTTGTTTCCCACTGTAGGTGGGTCAGCTGGTAGTCAACACGCTGACATTGATGGTGACTTCAGAGGTAAAAACCTAATCATTGGTTGCTTGTACAACATGACTCTGGATCTGCCGAAGCTGTATAAGTACAACATAACTAATGACAACGTAGTTAACGATGATGTATCAAGTTTAATCGTTCATCGACTAAAAGTTAAGACAGGTCTAAGTGGACCTGTTGATTATAAAGTAAGCATTACCGGTATCAGTGATTTCACTAATACAGTGACCGTCACTATGCCACAACAATACAATCTCAACAACGTAAACATGCAAGCAAGCTCTACTCACGTTGTTCCTATCTTCCAACGCAACGAGAACCTTGCTGTACAGATCATTGGCAACACTCCGTTTCCTGTATCTCTACTTGGTTTGGATTGGGAAGGCAAGCTGAACCAACGTTTTTATAGGAGGGGATAAATGGCATTTTTCTTAGGACAAGCCCTTATTGCTGGTAGCTCAGCCGCTCTCGGTCTCGGCATGAAGGCGTACGAGAACGATAAAGCATTCCAACAAGCAAAAGAACGTCAACTTGCTGATAGACAAGCTAGAGACCTACAACGTTTTCAATACAACCAAGGTGTTGAACTCCGCAATAAGCAGAGTCTCCAAATCTATGACTATCGCAAGGGTGTTCATGAGCGCAATGTAAGCTTCATTCAAGAAGCATATAACCGCGCCGATACTGGCGCTCAAATTGACCGCAATAGGCTTTTAACTCAAAAAGCTTTTGAACGTGAGGGTAGGCAGATTGAATTACTAGAAGCTATGGGAGCCAATGCTGCTGCCATGGAAGGTGATAACAGATCTGCAAGGTTGTTCAACATGAAGCGCACACTTGGTACCTACGGACGGACCGAAGTACAAGACAAACTTGGTGTTGATGATATTAATTCAGATACACGAAGAAAGCGTGAAGCACTTAACCGTCAGGCGGCGAACGACATTCAACGTTCTTATGACACTGTTGCTATACCTCCCTTCTTAGAGAGCACATTACCCCCAACTACTCCACGCATTGACGGACCACAACCACCTGGTTTCCTATCGAATGCCTTGATGATTGGTCAAGGTCTTATTGGTGGTTACCAAACGTATAAATCTATTACTCCAAGTTAATGGCAGAGATTCAACGGAGGAATCTCTATCAAGCTCAGTCAACAGGCCAAGGCTATGACCCACAAAGAGCTGGTGATTCCTCTGCACTTCTACGGGAGAATTTTCGTGTACAAAACCAAGAGCAAAGGGCTTTTCAAAATGCAGAAAGCCAAGCTCAAAAACTTGATCGTTTGCAGCTTGACTTTGACCAACTAGCTGAAAATAATGACATACAAGCCCTTTCAGGTTTTTCTCAACTTCTGCAACAAGGGCTTCAAAAATGGGGAGAAAAACGCTTAGCAGATGCTGAAGCTAAAGCTGAAGAACTATTTAACCAAGACAAAGTACTTGTCAACGACTTTGCTGCTCAGCAAACCATGCTAGAAGGTCAGCTTGCTGACACAGTTGCTGACGGCAATGTTGACGCTAACAACGCTAAACAACTTGGCACACGGCATGACGTTGTTGAAGGGCTACGTGGCAGCACCTCAATGGTGGATTACTTTCGTTCAATTAAACATATTGAAAAGGATGTAGAGGCATACCCAGCACACTATGCCAAGCAGCTGCGCGAGAACGAATCTGAGTTTGAAGTCAATGGTGAACGTTTTGCAATTAATACACCTGCAGATCAACTCACATTAAGCCAAGAATCCGCACGTCAAGCAGCGATCTATTTGGACTGGGAAAAGGAGCGTGGTTATAACGGCATTCCTCGCGGTATCCGATCCAAATATGTGACCATACCGATGAACAAACATCGGGATACGATTGCTAAAGCTGCTGAAAAGGCATACAGCATCAACCATAGTTTTAAAAACAAAGGTGATCTACTCAACACTCTTCTAAAGGATCTCACTCCTAGGGGTGTCATCAATTACGTGTCAGCACGTGCAAGTGATGTTGATAAAGACAATAAACAATTACTACTTCCTGGTGCTTTTAAAGATTTGATGGGTGAAGTAGAGAACCTCTACGCTACCAACGATCCACAAGCCAAAGCACTTGTTGATGCAATTAATGCAACACCATTTAATGGTTCAACCTATGGCACATTAAAAGCTGGAGACATCCAGAGAGCAAAACGTGCAGGTCGTAGTAGAAACGCTAAAACCTTTAAAGCAGATCAAGATCAAAAGCAAGCACAACTCGATCAAAAGGCGTTAGAGCTTGAAGACTTTTTTGAGAACAACCCAGAGGCAAATGAGGCAACTGCCAATACAGCTATTGATGGTTTAAAAGAACTTGCTAGTGAACTGAATGTCCTTAACTACAAAGTTCCTGATAATTTGAAAAAGGCGTGGCGCAACCATAGCGCTACTGGTGATGAAATTGATAAGCGAATTAAACAGCTTCAATTCATTTCAGACGGCAGCAACCTTACAGTTGAAATGCTCAAAGGTGAGCACCGTCTTGTACGAGAACAGTTTCTAGAAGAAGCTGAACGTCAAGACAAACTACGTGGCAGTCTTCATAAAGCCAACCGTGATTCAATCACTGATATCGTAACCAAAAACCGCCGCTTTAAAACCAGCTTCGAAGGTGCTGGTATTGCGGACATTGTTGTTAAAGAGTTCCAAGATCGGTATACAGCGGACATGAAGAATATGCCACCAGAAGTTACTGATGAAGTTGAATACGGTAAAGCTCTGGTTGGCGTATACATGAAAGAGTTTAATGAAGGCATTAAAGAAGACGGCCATAAGTATTACATCAATCAATTTGGTGAGTTCGTGAACTATCTACCTAAAACTGCAGATACTGTCACCAGAGGTCTCAACGATAAAGAAGAAGTCAAAGAATTCATCAACTACGCAAAAGATGTTGGTGGCACAAAAGCCTTGAAGTCGAAGTTCTTGATTCACGATGACGATGAAGTTATTCGTGACATTGCCAACAAGTGGACTCAGACAGGCGAAATGCATGAACGAGTCATGCAGTTGGCTGATGTTTTTGAAATGAACCCAATCCAACTGCTGAACATGCGGATTGGATCAATGACGAGAAATAAAGTGGATTACGTACAAACATATGCTCAGCAGTATGAAGCTGCTAGAGCAGAACAACCAGCGTTAGTTAAAAAGCTGGATATGGTTATGCGCGGCAAGGGTAACGAAGAAATGCTTGCCCAACTGCACCAAGACGGCTTTCCTATAAATCCAGTCTATAAAGATATTGTTCCTGCCGTAGGTGGTCTCAAAAATCTAAGTGCTGAGGACTTTCAGTATCTCGGGCTTGTTGCAAATGCTGAGCCAGAGCACGGTACAGATGATGTATACGGAGTTATCGCTTCAGTTCTAAACCGCGTTGCTTCACCTCATTGGCCTAACACAGTTAAAGAGGTTGTCACTCAAGACGGTCAATATCAACCAGTCTACGAGGGTAAAGCTAAGTTTGATCCTGAATATGCAGATCACTTTGCAAGCATTGAAGGCCAGCAAAAGATTCGTGCTGCAATGAATCGCTTGAAAGGGCGAGACAGCTTTAAAGGTACAACCCAGTACGGAAATATGGGTCCAGGAGATGTCAAGTTCTCCAATGCCGGTAACTTCTACCATTACAGAAACCAAACGGTAGGAAGTGGTCGATATACCGGTCCAATCGAATCCAACTATCAACAATTCTTTGCTGACTAATTATGTCTGATCCGTATACAAGAGAGTTCGTAGGCGAAGACCAGGACTTTAGCCCAGAGGTCTACGAAAATATTAGAGCTAAAGAGACAGAGTTAGACGCAAAGATTAACGATGACATTAAGACCGCTGAAACTATTGAGTCTGAAGAGCGACAAGTTGACCTAAGACCTGATACTCCAAAGCGTACTAAACCACAGCAACAACAAGAACAGCCTCAAGAAATAGAGTCATCTGAAGAAAAACCTTCTGAAGATCTCGGTCAACGTCTACAAGACAATGTTGGCAAGCTTTTCGGTATGGCTCAGGAAGCTGGTAAAGCAGCTCAGCCATTAGCGGAGCTAGCAAATGCACCAGCTGTTGGGTCTATTGATTTTGTTCGTGATTCACTGAACCTGATTCCTCACGTCAATATTCCGAAAGTTCGTAAATTTGAATCTGAATATGCTGAGGCTTCACGTGAGCTTTCATCTTTCCTCTTACCTTCTCTGTTCCTTGGAGCAGGCGGTAAGGCATTAGGTGTTGCCGCTGCGTCTAAGTACCCAGTTGCCACAAAGCTGCCTAAGTTTTTAGGCGGCAAAGAGTGGGTCGCTGGACGAGACGCGCTTGTCAAGCTTTTCGGTAGGACCGGTGTTGAGCTTGGTACTGGTGTCTTTGTTGACTATGCAAACGCATACTCCGCTGAAGGAAACAATTTTTCTGGCACCGTCCGTGAGATGTTTCCGTCTACACAACGATGGATCAGTACTGATATTGCAACCCTCTCCAGCGATTCACCTGACGTTAAGCGTGACAAGAGTGTTCGTGAAGGTGTTGGCTTAGGACTTGCCTCTGCATTCCTTGAAGCCGCAGGATCCGTTGCACGTGGCATTAGTGGGACAGTACAGCAGACACGCTTTATTGCTGGTCCTGATAGCGCACAGAGCTTGATTGATGAACTCAATGAGGCTGTCAAAAAATCAAACGTACCTGAAACAGAGTTCTCTAAAGCTGCTGCAAGTTACAAAGAAGCACAAGATGAAATTGGCGCTTTCATGCTGTCTCAGAAACTCAATAAGGGTTTAGATGATCCGCTCTTTCCCAGAGCACAAGGACCAGAACCGCCGCCTGTACAAGGTCCAGTAGAGCCAATCCCAGGTGTCCATGAAGGTGCTTTCACTCCATATGAAACTGGAGCGAGAACCGTTGATCCTGGTGGAATCTTGATGGCCGCTTTGGATGCAGTTAAAATCTCTAAAAATGAAGGCACTGTTTGGGGACGACTTGCTAACCCAGTAAGTGAAGCTGCTCGTAAATATGGTCTAGACGCTGAGAGTCTTACCAAACGTACTGTAGTTAAACTACTTGCCAAGCAAGTTGCAGACGGTGGCAGGTGGTCCGGCAAGCTTGATGGTACTGGACGTTTTGTTGACTATGAAGAGCACAACGCTGTCGGCGAAAGGCTTTATGAGCTTTTAGCAGATCCACGGATGGAACCGGGGATGATGAAGGAGTTGCTTGACAACTTCAAATCCTCTATTGACGATTTTGGTAGAAAGAAAGAAGTTATTGGCAACGTTGCTTATAACGGTGTCATGAAAGCTATGAAGTTCTATCTGGAAGAATTTGCAGATATGAATGTCAACAAAGCTACCGCTTACTTCTCTACAGCTAATGCCGGTCAGATCTCTGACATGGCAGAAGGTGCTCGTCTTATGGAAGGTACTGAGGCTGTTTCCAAAGCACAGGAGATGATCCTTGACCGTCTTGAGTATTTGATGGTTGAGAAAGGTCTTGCCTCTTACAACGCTGGTAAGACGTTGAACCTGATGAATATGTGGAAGCGCTTTACTAACGACCCAGAAAAGCAAGCTGCTATCGGTATGAATGCCATGCACGATACCGAAGAGGCTTTCCGCAATATTGTTGCCCGTTCTAAAAACTCAGTCGCCTCTTTGCGCTTTATGGCCAAAGAACGTCGTTCATTTCTAAAACCACTTCAGATGATGTGGGAAATGAGTGATGGCAACATTGACACACTTGCCAAGATGCATACGTTTGTCAATAACAGCCTGCCTATGCTCAACAAAGGTTTTATTGATTTGCAGCCTGAAATTCCTAACGTCATTCTGACCGGAATGAAGAGCACGCTTTATAACTCAGTGTTGTCTGCATTTGCTACGCCTATTAAAGCCGGTCAAGCTAACGCTGTATTAACTGCAATTAAACCACTTAGTGTGTTTGCGGGTGCAATGACTGATGTGCGTACACTTAAACGTGCAGCTTATCAATATTCGAACTTAGGAGATCACATCTTCAAAGGTATGCGTCACATGGGTTTTGTCTTTAAAAAAGCCTCACTTGATCCTACCTCTGTCAACTATATGTTGCGTGAAGATATGGCTGCTAAGAATGAAGCCACGATGAACGCGCTCAAAGCCTTTGCTGACTCTGCGCAGAAAGATGGCAATGATGGCCCAATGGTTCTGTATACCCTTGCCGAACAGATTAACGACATTGCTAATCATCCTGTGCTTCGCTTTGGCGGTAATGCTATGGCTAGCCTTGATGGTTTTGTTCGTGCCTTCATGGGTAACGTTGAAGTTAAAGGCAACATCTATGACCGTATGGTCAATGTTCCTGGCCCTGTGCCTCCTAAGGATGTGCTCAAGAAAGCAGAGAAAGAACACTACGATGCTTTGTTTGATAAGCACGGCATGATCAATGATTCTGCTGTTGACTTTGCTTCCCGTGAGATTGCGTTTAACTTAGATACTGAAGGCTCTAAGAGTCTGTCATCACTTGTAAAGGCATACCCTGTGCTTGGAAACATTTTGCTGTTCCCACGTACTGGTGACAATGCAATTGGCATGGCTTTCAAGTTTGCACCTGTAACTGCATTCTCTAAAGACATCGACAAGCTTGCTGGACCAAGTAAAAACTTTACTCGTGATCAAATGGCTGAGGCATTGCAAAGCCGTGGTATCAAGGTTGATGAATACATCGATGTTAAGTTCAGGAACCTACGAGCAGAGATCAGAGGTCGCAAAGCTATTGCAGCTATGGCTGGCTTAGCTGGAGCTGTCATGTTCTCTCAAGACAGGCTTCGTGGTGATGGACACTTTGATAAAGAACGTCAACGTGCACGTGTCAAAGGTGGTTGGGAAGGTAGGACCTTCATGGGACTCGACGGACGTTGGTATAGCTATGAGTTCTTAGGACCAATTGCTGACATCATTGCTTTCCAAGCAAATGTACTGGACAACCATGACACGCTGGATCCGATGGATATGGCGACTTTGTATAACAAGTCAACTCATGTACTTGGTGCAAGTCTGTTTAACAAAGCGATGTTTGCACCGCTTGAACCAATGTTTGACATGCTTGGCGGTAACTTTTCAGCTGCAACTCGTTTTGCAGGAACGATGGCTAGTGCGGCATTCCCGATGTCTGGTCAACGTGCTGAACTCAGCCGCATCATCGTTGGTGGTATGTCTGAGCTAAACGACAGCCTGCTTGATGCAATCCACAACCGCAACAAAGTTATTGATGTTGTTGATCCAAAGGTTGCTCTACCTAAATCGTATGATTGGGTTGACCAGCGACGTATTGGTTATGCAGAGAACTTTTTTACCCGCATGTACAACGGCTTAGGTCTGCCATTTGCATCAGCTGATGGCATCAGTCCTGAACGTCAATTCCTGATTGACATTGAGTATGACGGTCAGCCTACATTTAGCAAATCAGCTAAAGGCGTCGAATACACACCCGCTGAACGGTCTGAGTTGTTTGAAATCATGGGACGTGATGGGCTGTTTAGAAAACGGCTTCGTACAATTATGAAAGATTACGATGCAGATAAGTTCAGAGCTGAAGTCAAGCGGCAGCAATCTATTGATCCCAATGTGTCAAGAGAGTTGTTTGCAGGTTTATATGATCGCATTGATGATGCTCTAGAAGAAGCTAAGAAGGAAGCTGAGGCACAGCTCTCTAATGCATCTGAAATCAGCACCCTTGAATACCAGCAGAAAATTAATAAATTTGACCAACAAGAAGGTAAAACACCCACATTTCCACTCAAATACCGCTAGCACCATGTAATCAATGGCAACAACTGAAAAATCGTATACAGCTCCGGCAACGTATACAATTACATTTGAATATCAAGAGAGAACTGATGTTAAGGTAACGGTTAACAACGTTCTAAAAACTGAAGGAACAGGCAACGATTACACATTTACTGACGACACTACCATTGCGTTTAACGCAGGCAAGCTTCCTACAAGTGGGGATACTGTTCGCTTATTCCGCGACACTGACACATCAGCTGCAAAAGCTACCTACTTTCCTGGCTCAGCTATTCGCTCCCAAGATCTCAATGACAACCACGATCAGGTTCTCTTTTCTGTACAAGAGATTGAGAACCACTCTCTCAACCGTTACGGAGAGAACGCGATTGCTGGTGACATTGATGTCGGAGGCAATCGGCTTAAGAACCTGAAAGATGAGTACACCTCAACTGAAGATCCCAACGCTGCAGATAATGATGATGCAGCAAGCCACGGCTGGGTCCGTAAGTTTTTCTTTGATGTAAAAGCAGAGACTCGTACGGGTGCTGAGTATGACTCAGAACCAAGTGCTACTAAGTGGCCTAATGATGACTTAACGGTTGCTACTACCAGTGCAGTTACTAAGTACATCGACGACAAGAACGATGCACTGTTGACTGTAGATGTACATGAAGCAGATGGTGTAAAAGTTACTGACAACAGCCCTGGTGCTGGTCAGATCACTATTGGTCTACATGATAACTCTGTTGATTTTTCCAAGATCAAAGATGCAGACATTGTAAACAAAGCAGAGCAAGATGCTGACGATGGGAATTATCCATCTGCATACGTGTCTGATGATACAAAGATTCCAACCATGGCTGCAATTATTGCACGCCATGATAACTATGTACAAAGTGGTGCACCTGTCGGTACTGATCACCAAATTGGTCAGTTCTGGTTTGATGATACCAATGACAAATATTTAGCTGTTTGGAACGGTACAGGTTGGATTGGAATTGCAAGTGGCGGTACATTCACGACTCAGCCAAAACTGATTTGGGTTGATGCTGCTAATGGTAATGATGCCTTTGATGGTCATCGTGTTATCAGCCCAATGCAGACCATCAAAGCCGCTGTAGCTAGCGCTAGTGATGGTGACATGATCTTTGTGCAGCCTGGTGTTTATCAGGAAATTTGCCCAATTGATCTTGGTCCTAAAAAGAATGTTTCGGTTGTTGGTTTATCCCAGCGGAGTGTTTTTGTACACCCAACTCCGGCTACTGAAACCAACACTATGTGGAAAACTGGCACAGGTACGTACCTTGCCAACATGACTTGGGCTGGTATCAAAGCAAGTGGCACACGTGGTGGTAACTCGCTTGATCCTGACTCAACGTATGGTATTGCTGCCACACAAGGTTGGTATGTCGCCTTATCAGATGACGATGGGGCTGGTAACGCAATTAACTTCTTTAAGAGTCCGTTTATCCAAAACGTTACGGCGTTTGCTGACTCTGCAATTGATAACACATCCTTTGATCCAAATCTAAATGCTGCTCAGCCTGGTTTTGCTGGTGACGAAACATCTGCACCTACAGGCGGGGGCATGGTGGTTGACGGCAGTGTTCCTGCTAGCACAAGTCCAATCCGTTCGATTGTCACCGATTCATTCACCTTTATCACTTTAGATGGTCCTGGTTGCCTTGTAACCAACGCTGGCTACGCACAACTTGTAAGTACATTTGGTACGTTCTGTCACTACCACGCCAAGGCGTTAAACGGTGGCATGATCAACATGAGTAATTGTGTGACTGACTTCGGTAGGTATGGTCTGATTGCTGATGGTAAATCAGCTGAAATCTTCCAAGCCAACACTGCAGCAGTAGCTTATAGCGCTGGTGATACACAAATTGAAGTTGGTCAGTCCAGTACTTCTTTTAGGGGTAGATCTAACCCTGACCCTAACGACCATATGCTGGTCGAAATTACCTATGCTGATACAACAACTGAATTGATTCCCATTGATTCAGTTACGGTCACTAGCGGTACTTCTAAAACTATTACACTTGCAAGTGCGTTAACAAAGGCTGTTAATGCATCAACCACTTTAAAGTTCTTCCTGCGTTCTATTATTACGACTGGTGGACATGTATTCGAGTTTGCTGGCTCTGGAACAAACTATCTGGCACTTCCAGATAAAGGTGGACAAGCAGTTGAAGCTAACCAGATTAAAGACCTAAACAATGGTAAGGTCTATGTATCTAGTACAGACCATAACGGTAAGTTTAAAGTTGGACCATTAGAAGTTTCAACTGATGGCAATGAGGTTAAGTATAAAGGAACGGCATTAAGCCTTTCTGCTACAACTGACACCACTAATGCTGATAACATCACAAGTGGAACATTAGATGCTGCACGAGTAGCTCCTTTGGATGCGTCTAAGGTTACAACTGGTTCCTTTGATGATGCAAGAATCCCTGGCTTAGATACGTCAAAACTGACTAGTGGAACACTTGCTGATGCCAGGCTGCCAGACAAAGTAACTGCAGCTACTGTTGCAAACCCTGCGTCTATTACTTTCGATGATAAGGGGCGAGTTACTGCAGCCACAGCTGGTCAAGCAAACCCTTCTTATACATATACTGTTGAAGCAGATGGCAATGATGCCATTTTAAAACTGACTGATACAGTTAACAGTACTGTTGATCAAGTCAAACTCCTTGCCGGAACAGGAAGTCAGATTTCTGTTGCGAATGATGGTCAATTTACAATCTCGTCTCCTACCAGCGCCAATGCACAGGTTTACATTGCCGCTAACCCACCCACTACTGGTGTAAATGCTGGTGACTTGTACTGGGATACAACTACTGGTGAGTCATACATCTACTACAACGATGGCAATTCTTCCCAGTGGGTTCACTTTGCACCACAGCAAGCTGGAACAGGACAAGGCACTGTAACTAGCGTTTCTGCTGGTACTGGTCTAATAGGTGGAACCATCACCACTTCCGGTACGCTGGCACTTGATAATACAGCTGTTACTGCTGGTACATATGGCAACTCAACGCATTCAGTAGAAGTTAGTATCGACACTTATGGTCGTATCACAGGTGCACAGAATATTCCAATTGCACTTGATACATCAGATATAACCAGTGGCACCTTTACAGATGCAAGGATTCCAAGTCTTGCTACTACTAAGATCACAAGTGGTACGTTTGATGTAGCGCGTATTCCAAACCTAGATACGGCTCAGATTACTACTGGTACGTTCGACCTTGCTCGAATCCCTACTCTAACTAATGCAAAGTTACCTGTAATTGATATTGCAAAGATACCAAACCTAAGCGCTGTAAAGATTACGTCTGGTACGTTTAGTGCATCACGTATTCCTAACCTTGCTGGTGATGGATCTGCAACTAGTACTTACCTCGAATCTCTTGCTGCTGATCTGAGTCCTCAACTGGGTGCAAACTTGGATGTTACTGGGTTTGATATTAGAACTACTAGTAATAATAATATTGACCTAAATCCTAACGGCACTGGTGAAGTTGTTTCTAAAAACGGACAAGGCTTTACTTGGGGTCGTAGTACGTTTGCTTATCAGCTTCTACCCCCTGACACTGGTAATAGTTGGACACTAAAACTACCAACTACTGTCGGTACGGCTAATCAATACCTGAAGACTAATGGTAGTGATCAGCTGTCTTGGGACACTGAAACCACCTATGATTTGACTGGTGGTCCTAATGATGCGAATACAGCTTTCCGTATCCGTTTGTCTGGCTCAGACGGTACTGATGATGAAGTGGAGATCAAAGCTGGTACTGGTATTTCACTGACTAACACTGCTGGTGAAACAACGATTGCTGCTACTTCTACTGGTGTTCCTGTTGGAACAATTCAATGGTATGCAGGATCTACTGCTCCTTCTGGCTGGCTTGAGTGTGATGGTGCTTCTTACAGCGCTACTGCCAAAGCAACTTTGTATGGAGTTATCAGCACTACGTTTGGTGGTGGTGGCGGTAACTTTAATGTGCCTGACCTTCGCGGTCAATTTATTCGTGGTTGGGACAACGGTCGTGGTATTGACCCAGGCCGTGGCATTAATGGAACCCCACAGCTTGATGCTATGCAGGGTCACGCTCACTCAGCGTCTAGCTCTAGCAGCACAACTGCTACACAAAACGGTCCAAACCAAAACATCCCTTCTGGTCCAATTGTTGCTAACGCACAGCGTGGTGGTAACACAGGTTCTGTGACTACTACGACAACTGTTGGCGCACCAATTACTAACGGATCGTTTGGTACTCCACGTACGGCAGATGAAACCCGTCCAACAAACATCGCACTTATGGCAATCATTAAGGAATAACTATGGCAATTGACTTTCCAACTAGTAAATACACTGTTGCGGACGGTGTTTCACAAAACTCTTGGCCAGGATCACCTAGCTCTGGTGACACTGCAACCGCAAACAGTTACACATATACCTACAACGGCACATTGTGGGTAATGAACAATGGCTCTACCAAATCTTTTACAGGTGGAGCCACCTATACATGGGATGGTGAAAAGTGGGATGCTTCAAACATTCCTGATAATTCAAACGTAGTTCAAGCCGCTTCTAGCGGTTGGGCTGACGGAGAACTTCTCCAATACAACAGTGGAAGTTGGGATTCAGTAGATCTGATTATTGATGAAGACAATATGTCTTCTGATTCAGATACAAAGATCCCTACACAACAGTCAGTCAAAAGTTATGTTGATAATCAAGTAGCAGGGCTAATCGACTCTGCTCCTGGCGCATTAGATACACTTAATGAGCTAGCTGCTGCTATTGGTGATGATGCTAATTTTGCTACAACTGTAACCAACAATATTGCTACCAAGCTTTCGCTTGCTGGTGGGACTATGACTGGCAATATTGTCATGTCAGGTACTGAAACTGTTGACGGACGTGATTTGTCAGTTGATGGTGCAAAGCTAGATCTAATTGAAGCTGGTGCCACTGGTGATCAAACGGCGGCCGAAATTAAATCTGCGTATGAAAGCAACAGTAACACCAATGCATACACTGACGCTGAGAAAACTAAGCTATCAGGAATTGAAACCGGAGCTACTGCAGATCAAACAAATGCAGAAATCAAAACTGCTTATGAATTAAACGCTAACACTAATGCGTTTACTGACGCTGAGAAAACTAAGCTAACAGGGATTGAATCGGGTGCTACTGCTGATCAGACGGATGCTGAAATCAAAACTGCCTATGAATCCAACGCTAACACTAATGCGTTTACTGACGCTGAGAAAACTAAGCTAACAGGGGTTGAGGCTGGAGCGACTGCTGATCAGACGGATACTGAAATCAAAACTGCCTATGAATCGAACGCTGACACTAATGCGTTTACTGATGCTGAAAAGACTAAGCTAACAGGGATTGAGGCTGGAGCGACTGCTGACCAAACTGCAGCTGAAATTAGAACGCTTGTGGAGTCTGCTATTGACTCTAATGTTTTCACTGATGCAGATCATACTAAGCTTAACGGCATTGAAGCTAATGCAACTGCAGATCAGACTGCAACTGAAATCAGAACACTTGTAGAGTCTGCTACTGACTCCAACGTCTTTACTGATGCTGAAAAAACTAAACTAACAGGGGTTGAGGCTGGAGCGACTGCTGACCAAACTGCAGCTGAAATCAGAACACTTGTAGAGTCTGCTACTGACTCCAACGTCTTTACTGATGCTGATCATACTAAATTAAATGGTATTGCTGCAGGCGCAGAAGTCAACGTAGCAACTAACTTAGGTCAGACAACTGGTGCAAGCTCTCTCACTATTACATCTAGTACTGGTTCCAATATTACTGTCGCTGAGGCAAGTGGCTCTATTGCCGGATTAATGTCAACTACCCATCACAACAAACTTGATGGGATTGAATCGGGTGCTACTGCTGATCAAACCGCTGCAGAAATCAAATCTTTATATGAGAGTAATTCAAACACTAATGAGTTTTCTGATGCTGAACAAACTAAATTAGCAGGCATTGAAACTGGTGCCGATGTTACTGATGCAACAAATGTAAATGCTGCTGGCGCTGTTATGAACAGTGACACCTCTACTGCAAGCATGAGTTTTGTTGTTGATGAAGACAACATGAGTAGCAACAGTCCTAGCAAGGTTCCTACACAACAATCAGTTAAAAGCTATGTCGATAACCAAGTAGCAAGTGTAGTTGACTCAGCGCCTGCGGCTCTTGATACTCTTAATGAGTTGGCTGCAGCGCTAGGGGATGACGCTAACTTCTCTACAACAATAGCAACCAGTATTGGCGAAAAGCTTCCGCTTGCTGGTGGGACGATGACTGGTGCCATTGCGATGAGTTCCAACAAGATTACTGGTCTTGGCACACCTACTGCGTCTACTGATGCTTCAACTAAAGGATATGTAGACACACAAATTAGTGCTAGTGGTAGTGGCACTGTTACCAGTGTTTCTGGTATCAGCCCTATCAGCGTTACTAACGGCACATCTACACCTGCTATTTCTATTTCTGCTGCTACAACATCAGCAGCAGGAACAATGTCTAGCAGTGATAAATCTAAGCTAAATGGTATTGAAGCTGGAGCTACTGCTGATCAGACAGCTGCAGAAATTAAAACAGCGTATGAAAGTAACGCAAATACGAATGAATTTTCTGACGCCGAACAAACCAAGCTAGCTGGTATCGCTGCAGGTGCTGAAGTAAACGTTCAGTCAGACTGGAATGCAAGTTCAGGGGATGCTGCAATCCTCAACAAGCCAACAATTCCGACTAACAATAATCAGCTTACAAATGGCGCTGGCTACATCACCTCAGCAGACGGTGGTAATGCGGCAACGCTTGACGGAATTGATAGCGCCAGTTTTCTGCGGTCTGATACGAATGATACGTTCACAGGTCAATTAACAATATCAGGAAACTTACTATTATCTGATCAAGTTCGTATTGGAGATGACGCATGGATTGAAGATTACAACGCTGCAAACGCAATAAGAATTAAAGGTGCCCAACAAAGTAATCAAGGATATATCGCTTTTGGAGACAGAACTGAAAAACTTGGCTGTAACAATAGCGGGACTCTTCAATACAATGGCAGCACCGTATGGCACGCTGGTAACGATGGCACAGGTTCTGGTCTAGATGCAGACACTGTTGATGGTATTCAAGCATCAAGTTTCTTAAGGTCTGATGCTTCCGATGTTTTCACATCAACTACTTTAAGTATTAACGCTGCAAGCTCTTCAAACTATTTTGAAATCAGGAATGGTAGTGATACTGACAACTACATGAGGATGTATTGCGAGTCAGGTACTGCTCAAATTGGAGATACTTTTTCTGGCAATACCGATAAGAGATACATTCATTTTAGCGGTCCTAACGGTTCTAATGACCCTGGTTTCATCATGCATGAAACTAGGGCTGATGATGCTGGTGTTGAAATTAATGAAGGTATTATCCATTTAGCCCCATCAGATGACAATGCAAACGGAGACTATGTTTCAATTCATGGAACTAATACTGCTGATTGTCTGAAACTTCATACTGATGGAACTATTGAAACCGCAGCTAATTACACACTAAAATTAAATTCTGGCAGTGGCGCAGTTCAGATTAGTGGAAATACTGCATGGCACGCCGGAAATGATGGTGCTGGGTCAGGGTTAGATGCAGATAAACTTGACGGCCAGCATGGTTCTTATTATTCCAATTATAATAACCTAAGCAATAAACCAACTATCCCTGCTGCTTATACAAACAGTAGTGTTGACTCTCACCTAAACACTTCAAGTGCATCAAGCGGTGATTCACTTACATGGAACGGCAGTGATTATGCATGGTCCGCTGCAAGTGGTGGCGGTAGTGCTGACGTTCAAGAGTTCACAAGCAGTGGCACTTGGACTAAGCCATCTGGCTGCTCAATCGTTGAGGTTTGGGTGTTTGGAGCCGGTGGCGGTGGCGGTGGCGGTGGCACGTCTGGTGGGTCAATAACAGGCGGTTTTGCCGGTCCTAATTTTCTTCGCTCTGGCGGTGGCAGCGGTGGGGGTTTTGTTAAATACAGATTTGAGGCTAGTGATCTTGGGTCTACTGTTTCCGTCACTATTGGCGCCGGCGGTAGCGGTGGAAATGGCACAAGCAGTACCACCACTTACAACCACGGCACAGCCGGCGGTAACAGCTCTTTTGGCACTCTTGTTGCAAAAGGTGGAATGGGTGGACCCGCTGCTGTGCTTGTGCCTAACGCATTTCAAATTAAAGGTTCAAGCGTAGAAAGTGCCTATAACTTCCCCGCGGCAATTGATGCAGCATTAAGGCTTCCGGGGCAGCTATTTGCCACGTGGATTGAATTTGCTTACCCAGTATCAACAGGTGCTTTTTATCAAGGCCATGGCGCAGCTTCAACTAATTTGCCCGCTGCTGGGGGTAACGGTGGGGGTCTGGTCGATTACACAAATGGGACCAACCTAGACCAGGGCCTGGGAGCTCAAGGCATGTTTGCTGAGCTCCATTCCACTGGCAATAACTCAGTCAGTGCTTTGTACGGTGCAAATGCTGGGGCTGTCAATTCCAATGCCGGCGCAAATGCAAGCAACAAATTCCAAAGTGGTAACGGGGGAGCAGGGAGATCTGGCGCCTCATCAGTTGTCATGACAGGTGGCAATGGCGGCGTTGCTGCCGGTGGTGGTGGTGGTGGCAGCGTTGTACAGGCCAGCGGCACTGGCGGAAACGGCGGCACTGGCGGAAACGGTTATTGCCTTGTTTATTCTTGGTAAAATTGCTTAAGTTATTTTATTCCTAATAGAAAATATGTCTCATCATTATGTAATCACTGATGAAAACGGTGTTTATGTCAACCGTGTGGTTGCTGATTCACCGTCTGATATTGCATTAAATGAAGGCCAACAAGTTGTAGATGATGATCCATCGCTTTACACCATGCCTTCAGTTCCAACGATTCAACCTTCAACACCAATGGTACTTCCTGAAGATCCAGTTGAAGCATTTAAAATTTTATCGGCAATCGCACAACTAAACCCTACCCTTTAAAAATTATGATCACCCTTATCCGTCCACTACTGTTCAGCTTTCTGAACTCTGACAAAGTAAAACTTCTTATCGTTGACATGCTCACCAAACTGGCTGAGCAAACCGATAATGAAGTCGATGACAAAGCCGTTGAGTTTATTCGCAACGGTTTGTTCCCAGCACCTAAGCTCTAATGGATTTAGGGGAGCCACCTGCGCTTCCTTATATGGCCCTTCCAGAACCGCTTAATTTGCCGGTTCCAATATTGGAGGTACCAGATGCTCATGTACCTAGTTACAAGCCCATTGTGGTGCCTCCTAGCACCCTTAGAGCGCCTCCTGGAGTCAAAGGTGAGCCGTTAGAAGGCAAGCAACCAAATACACCTACAACCAATACACCTAAAGCACCAGAGATGGACTATGTGACGGTGCCTGTTTTAGATAAGCAGGTACCCGTTCCTAGTCAAGAAATCCTGGTTACTGCCGTAAGTACAGCAACTGTGTCTGTTGCGGCCACCCTTACAGCTACTGCAGTTTTTAAAAAACTTGTTTCTTTGCTTAAACCTATTATTAA